GACCTGGCCGCCCGCCACGGTAACCTGACAGCCCACGAGCTGCTCGTTCATCTGGGATGCGATGCTGGCCGCCGTCGTGGTCACGCCCGCGAACGTGACGGTCTGCTCGTCGCCGCCATCGATCGTGACCTTCTCGGTCTTCGTGTCCTGGTCCGCCACGGGGTAGCCCGTGGTGTCCGTGACCGTGCCCTGCGCCGCGTCCCATGTCGCGGTCGCGTTGCCCACGTTGTCCACATCGATGACCATGGTGTCGCCCGGGGCCATGTTCCACGGCGCGCCGGTGTTCGTGGTCTTCGTCGCCGAGGTCGGATCGCTCGAGGTCGCCGAGGCGCCCACGAGCTGGGCGTTCAGGCTCGCCGCGATCTGCGCGGCCAGGGTGTGCGCCCCGCTGAACGTAACGGTCTGCTCGTCGCCACCGTCGATCGTGACCTTCTCCGTGAGGCCGTCCTGGTCCGCCACGGGGTACGAGGTCGTGTCGATCGCGTACCCGGCTGCGGCGTCGAAGGTGGCCGTTGCGTTGCCCACGTTGTCGACATCGACGACCATGGTGTCACCGGCCGCCATATCAAACGGCCCGGCTGAGCTGTCCTTCGTCGCCGAGGTCGGTGCCGCCGCTGCGGTCATCGCCTTCCCGTTCGCGTCGGTCTGGACCAGCGCCCCCTTGAGGATCGCGGCGCCCGCGACCACCTTGGAGATCCCGGAGTAGGCCACCGAGACTGCCTTTCCGCTCGCGTCCGGCTTGTCCTGGATCACTCCGTCCACGGCCTCACCCTGGGTGTTGCATCCGATGACGCCCCCGCTGGAGACCTTGGCGAAGTAGTACTGCTTGCTCGACAGATCCGCCCCGGCCGTGAGACCGGGCGCGATCTGGAGATTGCCTTCGTATGCCACTGTTCTCTCTCCTCGCTCTGCGGCCAAGGGCCGCTGTTTTCAGAACGACCCCTAGCGCCTCGCCTTCTCCGACTCGTCGACGTAGCGCGTGTACAGCTCCGGCTGGTGCTTGCACACCAGGTCGATCGCCTGCGCCCTGGTCAGCGTGGAGTCGCCGGACTTCTCGATCATGCCGTCTGCGGCCTTCTCGATCGCAGCCCATGCCGAATCCGCGGCGCCTCCGCCGTCGAACGACGAGCCCTTGGACTTCAGGATCTCGCTCTCCTTGAGCGCGTCGGATGCGGCCTTCATCGCCGTGAACTGCTCCTCGGCGAGCTTCGGGTCGACGTCCGCAAGCGCCTTGAGCGACTTCGCGATCTCGTCCGTGCTCTTGCCCGGGAAGTGCGCGAGGTCGGCCTCGGCCTTCTTGATCCAGGCGTCCAGCTCGCGCGCGTCCTTCTCGGCCTTGAGCGACTTCGCGATCGTCTCGTTGCTCTCCTTCAGCGCCGTCAGCTCCTCGTCGCGCGCCTTCAGCACCGTCTCGAAGTGCTCGCGCACCTCCTTCGGCACTCCCTCGAGCGACTTGGCCATCGGCGAAGGATACTTGTCCTTGTCCTTGGGCTCGTCCTGCTTCGCGGTCGGGGCCGGGTAGCCGGCGAGACCGGCAAGCTTGTCCAGCGCGTCCTTCGGCAAGACATCCTTGAACCCGGACAGGATGCGGAGCGCGGCCTTCACCGCGTTGACCGCCTTCTCGTCCAGCTTGGCCTTCTCGACCCAAGCGTCAAGCTCCTTCTCCTCGTCCAGCTCGGTCTCCAAAACCGACTTGAGGATCTCGTTGAAGTCGTCCATCTCTTCTTTCCTCTCCTTGTGCTTCCATATCGGAAAGCGCTTCTTGTTGTTCTTGCCCCACTCGCAGAGCGTTACCTCGAAGAGGTTCAGATCCGGGAGCGCGGTCAGCGGTTTGCTCATGTCACTGGTTTCTCGACGATGTCGACGAAGGTCACCTCGGGCATCTGCGACCGATCGATCGGGACGCGGACGGACATGCCGCCGGGGGAGAAGGCGTTGATCTCACCACGCTTGTACATGGCCCACTCCTTCTCGCCCAGCTCCACGCCGAGTAACCATGATCCCGAGTGGATCACATCGTCCCCGAACTTGCGCCGGTAGACGCGGTGAGGAAGCTCGCCCATCGCCGCAAGGTAGTCCTTGCGCGACGGGTACTGCTCCACCCATGATTCCACGACCTGCGCGTTTGCCGGCTTGCGATGCTCGAAGCCAATCACCCTGGACCCCTTGAGCCAGCGGTGAGCGGCCTTCTCGACACCCGCGGGTGTGGGCCAGTCGTTGTCCGCGTCGGGCGTTGGGCCGCGCTCGCCGTAGGGGTCCATCGCGATCCCGTACACGATCCGCTTCGCCTCGTCCGCCTTTGCGATACCGACCCACGTGCTTTCCTTCAACACCTTCCCGGTCTTCACCTCGATTATCCGAGGCTTCTCTCCGGGCCTTCCCCATACCAAGTGACTTTGGTTCTTGCGTCGAAGCTCGCCTATGAGATCGGCGAGGTCGCGACTCTCGGCCATGGGCGTCTGGTCTTCCGGCTTGTCTATCAGCCACAGACGCCGCCCAGCCACGGGCGCGTACACGAGCAAGTATCGGCCCTTCAGATTCTCGCCGTCAAGGAAAATTTCTACCGAGTGCTTTCGGGCGACCCCGAGCTGGTAGGTGCCGTGGTCGCGTCGGAAGAACTTGGAGTACTTCTCGGACGTCGCGCCGACCTCGCCAGGCGGGGACACGTAGGGCTTGTCAGCGCCGACGTCCAGCCACTCCCTCGGCTGCGGCAACTTGGGGCTCACCTCGATATTGTCATCGGCCTTCCAGTCGATCAGCTTGTCCAGGTTGGGGCCGCGGTTGTCCTTCGTCTCGCCGAGGAAGATCGTGAACCCCCAGAGGTCTCCGTTGCCTTCCAACCTGAGATCGCCGTGTACCGAGTGGTCGGTCTTCATCAAGTCGGCGTCGCTCAGGCCGATCTCGTCTTCCTCGAGCCCGCGCCAGTGGTGCTGGTACGTGAAGCGGCCCTCGCCCGAGCGGGGCAGCATCTTCCACCAGTTCTTGTCCCAGTTGTCGACGGCCGCCGCGGAGCGCGTGCCTCCCTCCGACTTCGCCTTGGCGAGCACGGCCGGGAGACGCTTCGCCACCTTCGCCTCGCGGTCCAGCCGCTCCCGGATCCGCTTCAGCTTGCGCGCCACCTCGCCCGAGTCGCCGAACCGACGTACTGCGGCCGGGTGCGGGACCATGACGTCCGCACGCTTGCCCAACGCTGTCTCGGCCGTCTTTCCCAGCGCGATGACGATCTCCGCCTTGCGCCCGTCCAGTTGCTCCCCGAGCCACTCGCGCCAGTCGTCGACCTCCTCGGGGGTCGGCTCTCTGACCCGGCCGTGTTCGTCCGTGAGGAGTTGCGGCACGGCGTTGGTGATGGCGACCTCGGCGCGCTTCAGGCCGAGCGGCCCGAGGTACACTTCGCCAAACGTCTCACCGCTGGGTCCGGCCAGGGGCTCGCGGCGGGCCGCCTCGATCCTACCGGGGGAAGCGGCCACGAACACGACCCGCGCCGTCTGCGGCCCTACCGTCGGCACGTCGACGCGGCCGAGCGACTTCACCACGTTCGGCGCGTAATACGTTTCGACCGCCCCAGCTTCGTCCGCCTCTTTGCACTGTAGGACCAGATCGTCCGCCGCACGCTTCGCCGCTGTGTCCACCGTGTCTGGCTCGCCGTCGTAGCCTCCGAGCACGCGCGGAACCCACGCGGTCAGGCACACCCCCTGGGGCTGCCGGACCTTGTTCACCGCCTCGACCTCGACCAGGATCGCATCGCCGGGCTGGAACCGGAGGCCGGTCGCGAACGTCTCGCCCACGGGGACCAGGCCCTCGTCGACCCGCGTCGCCGCCTGCTCCTTGCCCGGCCTCACGCCGTAGGAGTAGGTCCACACGCCGCCCCGGGTGCGCTTCGAGGCGTACACCACGCCCCGGACCGTCGTCGCGTTGTGGTACTTCACCCATGCGTCCCGCGTCGTACCCGTGAGGCTGTAGGGCGATTCGATTTGCTTGGCCACGATCCCCTCGGACCCGGGCAGCTTGCGGATCTTCTCCACCGCCTTTCGCAACTCTGCGACCGTCCCCACCTCGACGCCCGGGGCGATGTTCAAGCGCGCGTCCTTCGACGGCACGTCCATGGTCCCCGTTCCGAGCTGGCGCAGGTATTCTAGCCGAAGACGAAGCTGGCGCTTGTGCACGTCGTCGCCCTTCCACCAAAGCACGTCGAACACGTTGGCGACCAGCTCGGAGTCGTCGGGCTCGCCGCGCTCCGCCAGGTGGCCCGCGACGGTCTCGCGCGGTAGGTGCTGGCCGTTGTGCCAGCGCTCGATCTCGCAGTCCAATACGAGCTTGTGCGGTTCGAGCTTGCGGACGGCCTCCACGATTCCGGGTAGCCGGTCGGTGTTGTCGTCGCCGTCCTCGCTGTAGATCGTGACCGCCGAGTTGTCCTTGTGGATCTGGTGGCGAGCGCCGTCGTACTTCTTCTGGACCCACGCGGGGAGCCAGTCCTCGCGCCGCTCCTCGTACAGTTCCAAGAGCCGGTCGACCGTCTGCGCCTCTTCCTCGAACGCGGGGCGCGTCGGCTTCGGCTGGTAGAAGAACTCGCCGAGCGTAATAGCGTCGGTCTTCTTCGCTCGCTCGGCCTGGGTGCGGATCTCGGAGGTCGCGGCGCGGGCCTGCTTCTCCACCTTCCCCAGACTCTCGGCCCACTCCTTCCCAGCGTCTCCTCCCCAGAGGAGCCACGCGATCCATTGCGCGCTCGGGTCGTCGCGATTCTCCCAACCCTTGTCCCGGCGGTCGACCTGGGCACCGTGGCGCGCGAAGAACGATCTCATCCGAGAGATCGTCTCTGCGCTCACCGCGCGTCGGTTTGAAAGATCGCGGGCTCTCGCAACGCCGACCTCGGTTCCGCCGCGCCCGAACTTCTCTCGGAGATCCAATCCAAGCTTGGCAGCGTCCGCGACCTTCTCGGGCGGCTTCTCGGCGCTCTTCACCACCCGATCCTTGCCCTCGTATTCGGCCGGCTCGGGCTCGATCTTCACGACGTGCGGCTCGCGACGGCGGGCAACGAGGTCATACACCGGGACGTAGTCGGTGAAGCTCCCCTGGGGCGCGGCGAGGAGCTGCATCTGCGGGCCGCGCTTGTCCGGCGTGAGGAAGCGGCGCAGCGCGACCCAAATGCCAGACCCGTCGAGGAGATACGCGCCCTTCTGCCCGTCGTACTCGGCCCGGAGCACCACGTCCACGTCCGAGGGCTTCTCTGCGACTGCGGCGGACCCGGCCACGGAGACGAAGTCCCTCACGAGGAGGATCTCGTCGGGGGCCTTGTCCAGCCGCGACTCGAGGAAGCCGGGCAGCGCGCCTCGCACCCCGCGCACGGCCTCGCCCCGCGCCTTCTTGACCGCTTCCAGCTCGGCGACGGCGGCGACCAGGGGCGACGCGGAGACGCTACTCCCGCGCGATTGCAACTCGGCCTTGACCCAGAGCGCCGCGTTCACGATCCCCTCGACGGCCTCCCGGCGCCGCTTCGCGCTGGCGTGCCACTGCGAGAGCCGGAGCCAGACCGCGCGAAGCTCCTCGTCGTCGACTTGTCGTAGCTTGGACGGCCGGATTTCGGGGAGGGCCAGCTTCTCGATCGTGCTCGGCTCGTCCACGCGATGAGCGGCACGGCCGCCGGCACGCGCACGGGCCGCGTCGGACAGCGAAGCGTATGCCCATCCGGGAAGATACTTCTTCGCCTCGGCGAGCACTTCCTCCAGGTATTCGGAAGAGTAGCTTTTCGACATCAGCCTGCTCCTATGCGCGCTCCAGGGCCTCGGTGCACGAACACTGCGGGTGAGCGGGCGGACCGGCGAACGTGCCGTAGATCGATTCGTACTCGCCGTCCAGAGTCGCGGTCGTCCCGTCCAGGGCGAGGCAGATCTCGCACGGGGCGTTCGGGTTGTCGCTCGGAGCCCGGGCGATCCAGCGGCGCCGCACGGCCGGGAGCTTGCCCGAGTCCTGCGCCGTAAGCCAGGCAGCCCGCCTCCCCTGCGACTGCGCCGCGATCGTCTCGGTCCGCGCGATCCGCTTCGCTCGCTTGACCAGAAGCTTCTCGCGGTACGCTGAGGATATGGCGGCTACCTCGCGCGGCTCGTATCCCTGCGACTCGAGCAGGTCCTCCCGGTTCAATACCGCGTTGTGCTCTCGCGCGGTCAGGCCGATGCTCGCCTTGATCCGCTTCGCAAGCTCCGTCGGCCTAACGCCCTCGGCCATCGCGTTCTCGATCATGTCCGAGACGACCCTGCGCTGTTGCTCCGTGATCGATTGCTTGACCAGGTCGAGGCCACGCTCGTTGACCCACTTGATCGAGTACGGGTTGACCCCGACGGTAAGACCTTCGGCGGCGCGGCGCACGTCCTCCATCGACTTCGCGATCGCCTCATCGGGCGGTGGCGCGTCCGGGGGCAGCGCGGTGAAGACCAGGTCGGTGCCGAGCGCCTTGTTCAGGTCGCCGGTCGCCGCGTCCCCCGAAGCCTGGATCACCGACAGGTAGGCCACGGACAGCCGGGAGGTGAACTTCGCCCAGACGTCCGCGTCGGCCTCGATCCCGAAGTAGGGGATCGCCGCGAGCACCTTCGCCGGATCGCCGGATCGCCACGCGCGTTGAATGTCCCGCTCGATCTCCGGTGTGATCATCTCCCGCACGGCGCCGAGGAAGGCGCGCGAGAACTCCGACTCGTACTTCGCCGCTATCGCGTAGCCGTCCCGAAGCTCGGGCGACTCGGGGACGACCACCTGCCACGCTGGTCTGCCTCGGAGCGCCCGGGCACGCTTGGCTTTGAGGATGCGCGCGCCGCGGAAGTTCTGGACGAGGGGCATACCACTACGACCCCGCGGGCCAGAGGCTCACACCTCGCATCGGGGCGACGCGGGGCGACCGGGCACGCCTGCTCCTCGACTTGTGGACCTCGCCATCCTCGGCCTCCGGGATCGGGAGGCGAGCGAACTCGAGGAGCTTCCGCTGGATCGCCTCGTCGTCAGGGAGCTGGCCAGTAGTCGCCAGGGCCTGGATGTACGCGCCGATCTCCGCGAGCGGGGGCGACTCGATATCGCCGTGAACCAGCGCTGGCCAGAACTCGCGGGGCGCGTTGTTCAACTTCATCAAGCGCGCGACGGCGAACCGGTTGAAGGTCGAGCAGATCGATCCGAGGTGCGCGCCGAGGGCCATCACGAACGTGTCGGTGTGCGACGACGCGAGCGCCCATGACCCCGCCTTGTCCATGCCGAGCTGGATAAACTGCGCCAGCACCGATTGCAGGATCGAGACCTTGTAGTAGAGCTTCACCGCGTTGGTGTCGAACTGTCGCGTGCCTCCAGTGGTCAACAGACTGAGCTTGTACCCCGTCGGCTTCCCCTCACGGTCCAGCTCGGAGGGGACCAGCGCGAAGTCGCGCTCGTCGCGCTTGATCTCGCCGAGCATCTTTTCAAGTTGCGCTCGAAGGCTCTTCGCCTCGGCCGGAGCGTCCACCGCGAGGATCTCCTCCGGCACCTCCATCTTCGGGAGGCCCGTGAGGTCGCGCTCGATTCCCACCGCCTCGATGTTCGAGATCCGCTTGAGGTAGTACCAGTCGGTCACGGCGTTTCGCAACACGCTGCGCCCCTGGGGGTTCCCCTTGGTCGTCTCGGTGCGGAACAGGATCGCCTTCTCGATCGGTATGAACGCCCGCTTGCCCTTGTCCGTGAGCTGGATCATCCCCTCGAGGCCGTCGTCCTCGTCGCTGAATTGCCAGCGCTCGAGGCTGTCCTGGGGGCGAAGGGCGAACTTGCGCCATCCGATCTTGCCGTCGTCGAACTGGCTCCGCGTCGAGGAGTCGTTCGTGTCTCCGCGCCGGATCTTGTACACGGTCTCGAAGTAGGCCCAGCCGTAACCGAGCGAGGATAGCACCTCCGAGATCAGGTCTTCCCATGTGTGAGACATATCGAGAAGACAGCCCTCGAGGAACTCGGCCCAATCCAGCGCCGCCTTCTCGGTGCTCGCGGGCTCGACGCGCCATTCCACCTGGCGGACCAGCGCGCGGAGCAGATAGAAAATCGCGCCGACGGTCGAGCTGTTGTCCAACATCTCGCGGTAGGTCTTGACCCCGTAGGCGCCGCGCAGCCGGGGCAGGAACTCCTCGTCGACGACGCCGCCGAACTCCTTGAGCCCGGAGTAACCCCGAACCGCAAGGTCCAGGTTGCGGGGCTTGGCCGAGCTCGCGTCCTTTTTCTTTTTCGTCGCCACGTCAGAAACTCCACGGGCTGGGGCGAGCGCCGGCGGTCGGGATCGCCAAGTTGAAGGTCGGCGCCCCGCGGCGCGAGAGTCGGGCGAGGGCCATCGTCATCGCGTCCACCTGGTCGTCGTTCGCGCCGTGCGGGAAGTTGACCGCCTCTTCGATAAAATCCTCGGACCAGGGCGCGACGGCGCGGGCGGGAATGTAGACATTGCCAGCTTCGACGAGCCCGGACACGGCGAAGAGCCGCGCCTCCTTGCTCCCGTCGGGCCGCACCCCGACGAGCCCGGGAATCTTGTCGCGCAACGTCGCGAGCACCGCATGGCCGTTCGCCGCCTCCTCGACGATCTTCGTTGCGACCCCGGGGTGAGCCGCGCTCAACCGCTGGATCGCCGCGATCGTCTGGGGAAAGTCTAGCCGATCGCGAACTTGATCCACAAGGTAGAAATCCGAGCCGCTCCGAAGCCAGACCTGGCCGACCACGTAGGAGGAGCCGCCGGCCTTGAACGTGAGATCCCACGACTGGCACGAATCGTCCCAGCGGTCCGGGAGATCGGTCCACCGGCGGAACCAATCGCGCTTCACGATCCCGCCTTCGAGCGGCGCCGGCCGCTGCTGGTACAAGCCGGCGAAGAGATACTCCGACATCGCGCTACGGATCTGTTGGAGCGCATCGACCGGAAAGCGCTCGGGGCAGAGCGCCTCGCCCGGCTCGCGCCCCAGCGGGTCGTTCTCCTCGGCGAGGGCCGGTAGTCGGATGTGCTCCCAATCGTCCTCGTGTTCGTCGAGCAGGTAGCCGGACAGGTCCGCCTCATGCCAGCGGGTCATGTTCACGACGATCGATCCACCGGGCTCGGAGCGCGTGTAGAGGGTCGCGTTGAACCAATCGACCAGGCGCTCGCGCTTCGTGGGCGACAACGCTTCCTCCCACGACTTCACGGGGTCGTCGATGATGGTGAGCTGCGCGCCTTCGCCGGTGACCGAGCCTCCGACGCCCACGGATAACATGCCGCCGCCCTCGGTCGTATACCAATCATTCGCCGCTGATCGATCCTGGGAAACGATAGTTAGAACGTCGGGATCGTCCTCGAAGCGCTGTCGCACCGCGCGCCCCCACTTCGTAGCGAACCGGTCACCGTGACTCGCGAGTATGACCCGATGGTCCGGGTGGAGGCCGAGATACCATGCAGGGAGCCAAAGGGAGGTGCCCATCGACTTACCGTGCCGCGGCGGGGCATTGACCACTATCCGAGCGCCGCCCCTCATCACCGACCGATGCACTCGCCTGAGGACGTAGGCGATCCACGGGTAGCGGACCCAGGCGCCGCGCGACTTCACCTCGCCGAAGGACGCGGGGTCGAGGCGCCACTCGTCGCGCTTCAACACCGTCGGATCTACCCAGTCAGTCGCCGTCTGCATCGTCCTCGTCCGCCTCACCACGAATCGCGGCCTGTAGCCTCTCTACCAAGTCGGGATCCCTGGCAATCCGCTGGAGTATCTTGCGCCGCTCGCCCACGTCTACCGAGTGGCGCGACTCCTGGATTGACTCGGGCTCTCCCCGATTGAGACGCTCGATCTTGGTGCCCGCCTCGATCAGGGATACCAGATCCTTCGCCGAGAGTACGACGTCCTCGTTGTTTGCCGCGGCTCGCTTGATCTCGTCCTGGATCTGCTTCGCGCCCAGGACGCCGAGAGACTGGAGGGACTTGCCGATCTCGATATGCCGGGTCCTCATCTCCTCCAGGGATCGAATGCGTTGCGACCTCAGGCGCCTGTCGAGGTCGCGATCCCACGCTTCTATCCGCTCGCGCCAGCGCCACCTGACCGACAACTTCTCGCAGTAATTGACGTCGCCCTTTCCTCCGTGGATCTCCTTGTATTTGGATTCAGCTTTACGAATAGATCGCTCCGGCCCCATGTCTCGATAGACCACGAAGACGCCCCACGCCTTGTCCGGCTCTCCGGGTTGGCGGTCGTAGAGCGGGCGGTCGGTGACAAGGGACTTCTTGGTAAGCTTGCCGCCCATCAGTTGACCGCCTCTCGGAGCGCCGGGGTCGCCAGGCCGGGCATCTCCACCTTGGCGTAGGTGTGCAGGTATCGTGTCGGCAGATCGGACCACTGAAACTCGCCGAATAATCGATCTAGATCGAAGTGCTTAGCCAACGTCGCGAGCTTGGCCTCGCTCCTCGCGCGCCAGAACCGACGGGTTCGAGCCACTTTCGCAATGTTCTCCGAGTCGGCCTCTGTACCGCGTAGTGCGATGGCGTCCAGGGCGACGGTGGAAAGATGTTCGTTGGCCGTGGATTCGGTTGCCCAGTATCTATTGCCTTGGTAGAAAACGTGCCCAATATGAGGGGGGGATTTTAGCTTTCGGGCGATCTCTCCACGATAGTTCAACTGGGACATTGGCCAGCAAGCGGCGGGCGTGGCCGGCATAGCACGAAAGGGTGTACACTGTAGAATGACGCCCCATTGTTTACCCTCTTTTTTTAGCTCCATGTCAACCATGGAGAGATCTTCCAAAAACTCTTTCCAGTCGTCCCGTGTCTCATCTGGGTAACCCACCACCGTGTAGATTTTCAGCTTCTGGGGCGGGTGCTCGGATAGCACAAGACCTGCAAAGAAAGCTCTCAGATCCTCACGACTGATTTTTTTCCCCGCGGCAAAGCGAAGTCTCTCGCTCATGCCGTCCAGTCCTATTGTTCCGATTGGGGGCCAGCCTTGGGGTTCGTCTAGATTTAAATCTAACAAGGTAACTTCGGTATCGCCGACGTTCCATATCGCATCGGCCGCCCCACTTTCCGATTGATTTCCCCCCAGGTGTTTCCGATGCCAAGTGTACGCGCAGAATTTACACCTGTGCCTACAACCTATTGCTCGCTCCCTCCATGTCTTGCCGTTTTCGAGCTTGACATCATGGGGATAAAGCTGCGGCGCTTGTGCTATGCGGTAATCCCCATCGGGCGAGAACGATCGAGAGAAAGCAACCGATTCATGCTCGAAGGTATCACCACGTATCAGCGCATCCACCAACGGGGTGATAAACTCTTCAGCCCGTCCCCAGACAAAGACGTCGGCGAAATCGAGGAACGGTCGAATATTCAACATGCCCGCGCCGCCGACGACGACGGTATAGTCACCTGGCTGCCACTTTTGCCGCTCGGCGATGAAACTCCACCAATCACAGGCCGCGGTAATGCTGACCAGGATCACGCGGTGGCGGTGGACCGTGGACATTGAGCAGTAGGCGACATCATGGCCGGCGCGTTCGAGGGCGTCAACGATCATCGCGGTTCCCGGCCAGGCTCGAACGTCGTAGCACTCCGTAGAGTATGCGGGCTTAGCATACTCGGTCTGCACATATCTCGCTATGGCGGGTGGAGAAATCATCGCTTTGGGGCGAACTCGAAACCGCACTTGGGGCAGGACACCGTCGGCCCCGGGGACTCGCCTCCAAGCCCTTCGTCGAGGTCCACTGGTTCCGGCGCCGCCGCCGTCATCAACTCCTCGAGCGCCTCAAAGTCGAACCCGGTGAGATCCATATCGAGCGCCCCGGTATCGAGCTCGACGATGAGGTCTTTCAGGATGCTGCGGTCCATCTCCGCCAGCTCCGCGATCCGGTTGTCGGCGAGCAGGTCGGCCCACTCAGCCTCGTCGGAGTCGTAGTCCTGCCAGTCGACCGGAGCGGAGGGCGTCCCGAGCTTCTGCGCGGCGAGGAGACGGCCGTGACCACGGACGATGAGACCCGACCGTCGGGAGACCGTGATGGGCGCCCTCCACCCCTGCTCCCGGATGACCTTCGCGAGCAGATCGATCTGAGAGGTGGGGTGCTGATTCGGATTCCGCGGGTTCGGCTGGATCTCGCCGATCTCCACGACGGCATCGTGTGCACAGTGGACGGGGATACCGCCGGCCTTCGGCTGGTCCTTCTTCCCCGGAGCAGCCTTCCTCCTCTTCCCGCTCATGGTAGGAATACCTGCATAGTAGAGACATAGGGATTACCCTCACCCCCCTGTAGTCCCCCCTCTCCCAGAGTGATCCTATCGTTGGACCCCGATCCATGCCAGTGCTCGCGGCCGGTGCCGGAGGTCGTGATCGTCACGGCCGGCGGGTCGCTGTCCCTCGAACCCCACACCGAAGGCAGGTTCACCGGATCGCTCCTCACCGCTTCCAGGATCTCTCTCAGGGCCTGTGAGCGGGTGATTCCTCGCGTCTCCGCCCAGGCGTCCAGGGTCTCGCGGTGTTCCCGGTCTAGCCGGAAGGTACATATCTGTTTTGCTCTCTCGCTCATGCTCCAATCGTAATACCGAGACCTCACCGCCGTCAACCCGTCGCCTGCGAGGTGCACAGACACTGCCACTTCGAGCCGGTCCACAACCGCAACTTGCCGTCCCGTGTGTCGTAGACGGCATCGTTCACGGTTGCCGGATTCGGGTAGTCCTCATCCTTCGACGCCTCGACCGCGTTGACCGCGGTCTTCATCCAGCACGCGCAGTCCGGTATCTTCGATCCGATCATGGTCTTACTGTCCCTCCCGTGTCTACCCAAGCGGCTCCGTTCCAGGTGAGCCACGTACCCGCGGTCCCGCCGCCGAGCGTGATGTCGAGGGCAAAGAACTTGTAGGAGATCGGCGGGACGTTCCCGGCCGCGGTCGGCCGCTGGTCCGGGCCGCCTACTCCCGTTGTCCCCGCACCTTGCGTTCCGGTCGGAAGGATCACGGTGATCCCCGCGACGCTCCATGTTGACCAGGGTGCGGCGCCGAACTGGTCGAGGGCCACGTTGCCGAGCGCGAGCACCGTTCCGGCCGCGGTCTGGACGGGAACCCCGGTGAAGCCGCCGATGTTCGCCGCGTCGTGAAGGATGGCGATCCCGCCGTTGCTCAGGCGTAGGCCGTTGTACCCGCCGAGCGTGTTGCCGAGCAGGATCGCGAATCCGCCGTCGACGTCCAGCGCCCAGGCCGTAGCGTCCGAGTCGGAGCAGTTGATCCCGACCTCGGCGCCGAGCAGCGCCACCCCGCCGTTCTCGATCAACACCCCGTTCTTCTCGCCGCCTATCCCGCCCAGGAACTGAATCAGGCCGCCGCCGTCGATGTGCACGGCTCGCCCGCTCGGGCCGCCGTCGAACGACGTGTACAGCGCGATCGCGGTATCGCCCGTCGCGTTCGACTCGACGAGGACCGCGTCCCCTCCGTCCGTCGAGAGCCCCTGCGAGTTGACGACGAACGTCTCGGAGTCGCCCGCGCCGCCCCCGTCGTCGTAGACGCGGATAGCCGCGTGCGCCGGTGTCGCGGAGTCGGAGCGAGCCTGTATCCCGTTGACCAGACACTCGCGGTAGGGGACGGTGAGCGCAACCCCGCTCGCCGTCCGTATCACCGTCTCGCGCGAGATCCCGAACCCGGAAGCGCCGCAGAGCGCGACGTGTCGCTTCGTGGTTACGTTCTCGGGGTAGACGGACGGCGCCGCGGAGACAACGTACTTCTTGTCCGCCGCCTGGTCCGTGATGGAATCGACGGCGTCCTGGATCGCCTTGTACGGCCGAATCAGCGATCCGTCCTCGGCGTAGGAATCGGCGCGCGCACCGTCGACGTGGACGATGCGAGCCCCCGTGCTGAGATATGAAGGTGTGAACCGGGCGAGGTCCACGAGCCCTACTTCGGCGGCGGTGCCGGCTCGGGCTGGGCCGCTTCGAGTTCCGCGGCCATCTCCTCGAGCTTCGCGATCTCCCCCTC